TTAAAATAGCTTTAAATCATCTTTTGGGTTAGATAAATCATAATTAGCTGTGAGTACTTCAATTTTCTTCTTATGTGGCTTACCGCTATTGTTTGACACACTCACGCTTTGCTCTAGTTTAATCGTAAACCATCCATACTCCTCTGTATACTTTGATAGTATTTCACTTGGATAACTACTCATTAGAAATTTACCTTCTATGCTTGACAGCGTTTTTAAGAGGTTTTCAAAGTCATCTATACTATATCCATCATAATGACCGCAATCGCTGTTGTAGTATGGAGGATCACAGTAAAAGAAAGCGTCTTTAAAGTCTCTACTACGTATGATCCTTAAAGCATCTGTACTTTCAATATTTACATTCTGTATCCTGATTGAGTACTCTTCAGTAAAGGAATTTCGCTTATTGGTTATCTTCTGAGATGTCGTGCCTTTCTTTTTATCATAACCGAACGATCCATCGAGCATTGATGAGAAGGACTGAGCAGCCATTATCCAAATAGACCATGCTCTCTGAATACGAGTAAACATGTGTGGATTGTTGTAAATTACAATTGCATCTTTAAATAATGATCGTGAGTGCAATGAGATCCTAATCATCTTTTCAAGATCTAAAAACTCATTCTGTACTACTTCATAAAAATTAATCAGTTCACGGTTGGTGTCATTAATAACCTCAGTATCGCTCTTTGGTTTTGCCCAAAAGATTGCACCTCCTCCAACAAATACTTCTGCATATAGTTTGTGCGGCGGTATTAATGGTAATATGGTAGCTACTAAATTCTGTTTCCCTCCGTAATAAGATGTGGGTGTTTTCATACGTTCAAATTAAATTTTATTGAATTTCCTTTTAACAGCTGTTTTGTACCTTTAATATTGTTTTCATAGATGTGCACATTGCCCAGGAACAACGTAATACTTTTGAGTGGCAACTCGATCTGTTTACTGATTAAGTACAAGTGATAAATGTCCGCAGGAAGACCAAGTGAAGCATCCGAGCTGCGTTGGTAGGCACTGAGGATCAACTTACCCTTTTCTATTTGAAATTGGATTAATGACAAGCACGGTTGCTGATTACTCTCTTGATTCGTCGCTCCCAAAAACATTACGTAATTCTTACTACTTCGCTTCTCTTTGTTGATCTTAGCAATCAAGGCTGGCAACTGCTCAAAATAGGTCGGGTAAGAGTTCACAAGTATAGGGCCACAATAGTCCCACCAAGTGATTCCTACTTCTCTGTATGCCTCTGTCATTCGTTCTCCCGCCATAAATAGATTGAGCTCATCTTTGAGCTTCTTACGCGCCATAGGATGCCCCTCGAAGACCTCGAGCAGATCAATTGCTTTCAACGTTAATTTCTTATTTAAAAGGTATTTAATCGCCCCTTTCTTGTTCGTTTGAACTTTGCCATTTTTTAAAATGTAACTAAGTGTTTGGTGGTATTTATTCATTTTTATTTTATCTTTGCTACTTCTCACAGTAATTAAATATAATGCAGCAGCCCAACCGGAAGACTTATGTCCTCCAACTGGGCTTTAATGCTAAATTTTAATTACTGTGAGAAGTATTTTAATGTTGGGGGACTTTTTTCAAACCCGTCCCCAAAGGTTTATTACTCGTCTATTTCAATACTATTAATTGAGTGGTTAGGGTCTAATTTATTTAAAATCCAATCCAATCCTTTACCTCCTTTTGAAAGTGTATTTGCTTTCTTATTTTTTCCTAAAACGCTACTAATAGTTTCATCGGGGTTGCCAAAAGGAATACCAGTATGTAAGATTAAAGTATCATTAAACAATTCTTTGCATACTACATTTCCTAACTGGTCAATGCTGATAGCCCATGCATAAAACCATACGGATAATTCATTTAAACCGTTTTTAAACTTTCGTTTCCAAAGAGAAGCTACAATGCCCCAAGGAATTGCAAGCAATAGCAGACTATCAAATAATACAATTGCTACAATTACTAATACGATTGATAAGGTAAAATTCTTCATTTTTTATAACTTTTCTCGATGTATTCTTCGATATAATTTATGACACTTCCGAGAAGCTCCGCACTCACATAGGCGTTAGGCTTCCTTGCCTGCAAGTTTCTTAAGGCCGATTTCCACCAACCCAAAACCAGAAAATTTTGCGACGGTGCGAAAAAGTCTGAAATAGCTTTCTTAACGGCATCTGGCACTTCCAGTATCACAAGCTTTGCGCCTTGCATGTCAGAAAATTTTTGACCATCAATTCTCCGTTGTGGATATAGAATTGATTGATAAATTGAATTTAACGTTTCCGTAGGAATATTTTCCTTATTTTCTAGAGGAGCTGCATTGTACAACTCTATTTGCTCGATGTATTCTTCTCTTGTCATCTTATCGGTTTATTTCGGTTATAATTAAATGTGTGTAATTCTGGTCAGAAGCCCATGTTTTCAATGTGCCTCGGCTACCTAATCCACTTGCTGTTCTATTGATGTCGTGTGCCCCATTTACATAAGTAACGCCGTTGTATGTTCTTGCAGTCAACTCAAATTGTAATGTGAAAGGTTTTGATTTATCAAGGGACAAATTGCCAATGAAATCCAAAATCATTTGGTGATTTAAGGCGTGAATCGCATTGGCCGAATTAGACATCACACCACCATCATATCCGGTATTACCGAGATTATGCCAAGTACCGTTCACCTTTGCGTTAACATTCACATATAAGCCTCCCCAACTATTAGTGTTATCGCGAGTCGGCACATAGATATCCAACCTAACTTGCTTGTTAGGCTGGACTGTTATTTCTGGAAAGAGGTTAAGAAGCGCAGCATTTCCATCACCAAACGTTTTGGATGTTTTGAATGTTTGCACGTAAGTTTTTCCTGACCCCTCGCCGTCAGCCCCACCTTTTTTAAAAAGTTTTGATAATTCAATCATCAAATCGTTTCTGTCACCCGAAAAAGCAACACCATTTATGGCTGTCACTTGATCGACAAAAAGCATTATAGCCTCCTTTTCTTCTTGGTTGGTAGGTGTCTTACTAATCAAGACTCCTTTTTCATTTCTCGGATGTTTCTGAATAAATACATCCGTTGCAATTATATGCTCAATTTCATCATTATCAGTTTTGATAAGAATATTCCCTGTTGTTGTTTCTATTTTCATAATTATAATCCTTTAAACATTATATAAGCCAGTGCGTAATATGGTGGTCGGTTGTCCTTTGGGCTGCCTGTAAATACGTGATTGTGCGAATTAGTAACTATTTTATTACTACCAGCAGCGTTAATCGATTCTAAGTTTTCTGCTATTTCACCTCGTCCAGAACCGACAAGTAATCTTCCAGAAGTCGCAGACCCTAATGAACTTCCTGTTTTTCCCCACCCATCTCTTGAAACTGTTAAAGAAATAGATTTGTTATTTATAGTCCCGGAAGGTGTTATATTATTACTGCCACCCTTTTTACCAACCGCATTATACTCGGTATTTGTGGGGTCCAATCCAACCACAAAACGACCTCTTAAATTTGGAGTTCCATTAGTTCCGTTACACAATACCCAACCTTGTGGGATATTAGCAATCGCACCGCTCCACATACTTATCAAACCTATTGGCATGGACATTTGAGTAAGTGGCGTAAACCGCTTTAGTAAATTGAAATTAAAGGACTCTAAGCCACCCGTTCCGCATTTAGCATACCGACTAACATATGCTCGTTTTTGGTCTAAATTACCATCGTTATCATTATCTTGGTTGTACGCAACTTCTTGTACATCTTCGTAGATACTTACGGTATTATTAAAAGTGCCACCCCGAAAAGGTAAAAGCTCCCCATTATACACAATAGAACCCTCTGTAACATTCCCTGCAACAACTTGTACACCTTCCAAAATGAAAGTATCGCCCCCTAATGCGGTTAATGCCTTAATTGCCTTCCCGTAGGCATCTTGCAAAAAATTAAACGTTGTAGTGGTTACTGGGAAACCACCGCTATATAATTCTACTCTATCCATTTTATATTATATGTTTTTGATGCGAGTTTATACGCATTGATTAATGTTCTCATATCACTTAAAAATCCTTCCAAAGCAATCGGCGATGCTGGTTTTAATTCAATAGGAACAAATACTAAAAAATCATCCTGACCGCCTATTAAATCTTCATCACTGTATATATATTGCGTGTCGATATAAACAGGTAATTGCTCTTCGGGTGTGTACACATAAAGGGCTTGTAAAAAAATACCATTTTCGATATAAATTCGCTTTAACTCAGTATCAAAAGCATCATTTAATACCTTTTGTAAATAACAGACTTGTGAGTTATGGCTCAACTTGTAATTAACTCGTTTACGAAACTTTAAAAAATCACTGTACAGTTCTTTTATAGGTGCAATGAGTACCTGCAACCATGTAAAGAGCTTAACCTTTCTTAAAAAAGTAGGCAAGAGCCAAACAACAAGTTTGTTGTAATCTATTATGTATATCCTATCAAAGTTCACGAGGCACGTAATTTATTACGGTGTTATCTAAATCTAAACGCATATAGCCAGCTCTTGCGATATAAGTCTCGTCAATTTCGGCATAGTCAAAGTCTCCATATTTAGAGTATGCTTCTCGTATTTTTGGAATTTTAACACCCTCAACATTCTGCAAGTAATCTGTTAGCTTGGTTAATATCAGTTCGCCGTTAAATTCAAGGGTGTATAAAAACGTATTGATTGCTTGTATTACTGGTGTGTTATCTGTACCATCTTTTCGGCTTCCATCTTGCCAAAGTATTTGCGGGTCGTATTGTATTTCTAAAACGAGCTTTAAATCGTCGTGAGGTAGTGATATATATTGTATGTATGTACCAGCATCGGCAACCAAGAACATATATGCTTTAAAGGCTTCCATTTCGGGAGCTTCTAATGGGACTAATTGAGTGTTTTCTTCTTTAGCGAGTTTTAACTCTAAAAAACCATGCCCATTTATAATTTTACGTATAACGGCAACATGCTTTATGATTTTACTTTGCTCAATATCTGCTACCACCAAATCCGTATTATCGTAATAATCGGTTTGAGGTACTAAAGCATGCCCATATTGAAACTCTAAAGCCTTTTTTTTGTACCAAAGAAAATTATGTATTTCGTTAGCCGCTATACGCTGGTCTACCTCGGTTTCATAAATATCAAAAAGATTTTCTAATGACCATATAGCAAAAGCAACAATATACACCCATAGTCGCCATATAGCCACTTTGGAGATACTTGTAAGACTTGATAAAGTACGTTGCTCATCCGTAGTTAAAACCTCTAAGGCAGAAAGCTCTGCGGTTTCCGTTTTCTTATCTAAAATGAGTTGCTGTATGGTGTTTAAATCCCTTGCCATTTGATGTGCTTATTTTAAAATTCCCAGTTTTGATTTAATGCTTCATTTTTAAATTCTATACCATTTAATAGCCATGCTTCCGCCTGTACAGAGGTAAGTATAATGCCATCATCTACGATATTAAATAAGGCTAAAACATCGATGTAATTCGGTTTACCCCATTTAATAACTTCCTTTGTGTCAGGATGTATAATAGTATCTGTTGTATCTATCATATCAAATGACAAAACAAAACCAGTGTCAATTGGTTTTTTATCTAAATCGTCAATAGAGTTGAATACCAGAAAACGAACCCTTAAATGTTTGTCTATTATTTGATTTTCAATACCTGATACTATTAGTACAGCATTATTATGCGAACTTCCTGTATCACTTATAAATGGCGTGTTTTGTTTTCTTTTTAACTGTAATATTTTCATGTTATCCTATTTTTAAAAACCCGTTAGTATCTCTATAAAGTTTATTTGACCCTTGTGAAGTTGTGGGCAGACCTATTATTTCGATAGCTCCATCCTCCCATATTTTAAGTGTTTTAATACCGTTGCATTCAATGGTTAAATTGTAAGTTCCATTGTCTCTACTAAACAAGGTTCTAAATTTTGAATTGTCATTTGTGTCCTTGTATATTCTTTGAATAGAGCCAAAAACCATTCCTTGAATATATTCTACTATATAAGAGTTTCCATTTGTATCAGTCTTTACGGTATCTTTTATAATTCCTTGGTCTGCGTGTCTATTTATATTAGCATTTCCAATAAAGTTTAATTCACTATTATTATATATGTTATTAGCGCTTTTTCTTAAAATTTGTAAAACATCTTGTAAATTGAATAGTTTTTCATCAACTATAACTTTTTTTAACACACCACTATTTGCAGGGTTGCCTCCTGAAAAGGAATAAGCCGATGTATCATTATTGATGCTATGAATAGCTATAATTTGCCCATCTTCTAACAGCACACTATCTCTGTTGTTTAATTCACTTAAAAATGAAGTTCCTACACCAACAATTTCAAAACCGTTAAAACTTGCTGTACCAGTAAGTGGTGTTTCTGTAGTCTTTACACCAACGTCTAAAGCATAATCTGCTTCATCTCTATTAATAGCTACTTTTGTTGAATCAATAGTTTTAATATTGCTATTATCAGTATTGTCCCACTTTTGTTTTAAGCCAGCCAACTTTTCTTTTTCGGCTTGGCTAAAATTGGTGTCCGATAACCCTTTACCATCTTCTTTATCTACTTTTAAAGTAATATTCTGCTGTACTTGGTTTAATAAATCTTGTAAGCCATCTATAAAATCAATAGGCTGGGAGCTTGGCGGTATGTAATTTTCTAAACTGGCTAATTTTTCTTTTTCGGATTGGCTAAAATTGGTATCCGATAATCCTTTGCCGTTCACTTTATCCACTTTTAAAGTTTGCAGCGTTGTAATATTTGTCGTTATGGTGTTTATAGCATCTACTAATCCGTCAATATATGCCATAGGTTTGGAAACATCGGGTACAAATTTTTCTATAATTAAAATTTCGCCATCCGTAAATTTAAAAGTGACGTCACCTGCAGCATTTACTGATTTTTCTGTAAGTATCTCGCCATTGTCTTTATGATGGAAACTATCAAAAGCATCGTAGAATTGCTGCTGGGTAGGGACGTCTCCCGTTTCAAACCATGTTTTTATTATATGTAAAGGTTTCTTCATTTTCTATCCTATTATAAATGTGTTTGTTATATTCATAATCCCGATGCCTCCTAAGGATTGATTAACGGTTATTTTAGTTGCTGTTGCAGGTCTTATTTGCTTTTTTTTGTAATAATCTGCGGCTTCATTTTCTTCAAAACTATTTTTGGCTAATTCTAAAATTATTCCTTCTTCTAAATCATCAGTAATACCTAAACCATTAACTATTGCTAAATCAAACACAGCGTATGGTGTGCCATACTCTTGAATAGCTATATCTAAAAGATTTTGATTATATATGACTCTAGGTTTCATTAATTTTTTGCTTCGTGTTGTTTTCTATAGTCGTCAAACTCTTTTTTAAGAGTTCTGTATTTGCCTTTCCACAAATCCAAATTTTCACGCAACAACTGTATTTCTTTTTCCAACTCCAAAAATTTTGAGTCGTAGCGGTTTTTTAAGTCCGTCAGTGCCTCTTGGTACATATCTACAATATGCTGCTGGTGTATATCGTTGGTGCTTTGGATTTCTTGGTGTCGCTTTTTGCGCTCAAAAAGCCATGCGCTGACCCCCGCTAGGGCGGTCAAGATTTCCGTGATGTGTTGTTTAATAAATTCCATTAGCTTTTTTTAATATTTAGTGTTATGTATTTTTTAAGGGCTTCATAATCTTTACCATCACGCTGTAGGTGTAGTTTAATTCTTGTTTGCAATTCGTCATCATCAACACTGCTATTGACTAATCGTATAATACTAGCGCCCAGTAATGGGTCACTTTTTAATTCGCCTTGATTTAACCTAAGTATGATACCGACATCTTGTGTTAAACTAGCATCAATCTTAAAATCACCATCTTCAAAAATTAGGTCATCATTTTCATCTAATACTATATCTTGTTCCATTTAGTTGTTAATTACTCCCGTTGCTGTTACAGTAGCACCATCACTTGAAACGCCAGTAACCGTTGTTGTACGGCCAATGACAAATTGAGCAATAGCCGCCGCTTGTTTTTCTGCAAAACGTCTTCTGGCTTGTTCTGGTGTAACTCCAGCATCAGCTTCTACATCGTAGGCTTGTTCTAATAGATCCGCTAATTGTGCTTCTGTAATCATCTTATGTTAAAACAGTATTTAACCGCTGTTTAATCGCATTCATTGCTGGTACATTTATACTTGTTCCTTGTATGACTATTATTTTGTTGAGTTCAACAATCAAATCATTGAGAACCTTCTTTAATGTTTCATTATTTCGCTTTACTAAAAACCCATTCGCATCAATTTTAAACGTACTGGTGCCTACTTCAATAAATAGTTCATCAACAGCTTCCGCTTCTATTAAAAAGGTGGCTGCTTCATTATTGAGTATTAAACCGATCAAACATTTAGCACCAATTTTTGGTTTTTTATAAACAGATCCTAAGCCGAGTAATACATCGTAAAATTCTAAATCATCAATCAAGCCTTTTACGGTCATTGTTTTGTTATTCCAATCGACTTCTACAACTTCAGCCCAATGTGTTTGTACTTTGGTATTGCCTTTTGTTTTTAAATCTAAAAGATTTGTAAACTCGTTTAATTCTTGCCCTTCTCTTTTCATACGACCCCACCTAGTGTTATTTCTTGTCTAATTTTAGCATTGCCAAAGGTTTTATTGACGGCTTCGATATAATACACTCCAGATCTATCTTCATATAATTTACTAGTCAAATTAACTTTTAAACCATGTCTTACACTTGGCTCACCAAATGCTGTAAAACTGCCATCGAAACCGCCACGCTTTTTAGTTTCGTAATCTTTTTCTAAAAGCTTTTTAATTTCAGCTTTTAATTCAATATTGTAATACGTTAATTGGTATTCATCACCTCCTGGATCTCCAATTTCTGCTAATACTTTTTTACCGTTTCTCAGGACAGAAACACCTTTAATTTTTAAAATAACATCTTCTGCATTTCTGTAATTTAGATCATTGCTGACGGCGTTGCGTTCTAAATGAAAATTAACCGTTTCTTCTTCGCTATCATCTGCATAGTACTTACCACAAACCAATCGTTTGCCTTTCATATAGCTATACAAATTGTAAGGATCCTTACTTAATTTCTCCAATACTAGTGCTACGGTACTTTTAGCAAACCGTACACCGCCAAGTTCTACGCCTTCTAAGGCATCTACAGCATAATTTGGTGCAATAGTTTCAAGAAGCTTTTGAAGGGTCACATTCTTAAAGCTTACATTAACGGGAAGCTGCTTTAGTTTCCACATTTCATCTTCACAAGTAATTACGACTGGGATTCCAGCAGATGCTTGTGTTATATACCCCTCAAATTCCGTCACATAATTACCATTATAGCCAAATTCAATTTTAATTGGTGCGCCCCTTCTAAAAATAGCACGCACTTTATGTTTGTCAAAGAACTTTACATTTCTGGGCAATGTTACAGTTGCCCGGTCTGTTAATTGTTTAAAACTCGTTTCAGTTGTTATGGCTGAAACTTGATGTATTATTAATTCTCGTCTACCTTCATATTTTGGTAGCGTAATTCTTGCGTTTAGTGCTAATGCCATAATTCACAAGATTAATTCCAATGGTGCATCACTAACTGCTGCAATTTCAAAGGGTATTATATTTTGTTTCCCTTCTAGTTGTGGAAAATTAATGTCTTCTATAACCAATCTATAAATAGACTTGTCTAAAAACAATTCACCAATGACTTCTATACTATCTGCAATGTTTTCCCACTTCAACAATTCTTGGTGTTGTTCGTATGCAGATACTTGTGGCGTATCTAAACACAGCCCACGAAAACGTATTTGCCAATCATCAAAGCCATAAATCTCTTTTACCGTCCCATTACTCCCAAGTATTTTTGTTTTAGTGATGTTTTTTGCACGTCTAAAATCAATTAACGTGGCTGGTGGAATATTAAAATCATTTAATGCTTGATCATCAATTATACCTGTTTCTTTATAATATTGATATGTACTACCTTTAAACACCGTTGGATAAATAATAGGAGTTCCCAGCCATGACATTTTTTTAGCTTCTTTTTTTTCCTTAACAGGAATTGAAGTATAGCTAGCATCCCCATTTTGTGGTGCATCATTTGGCAATACAAAATTGGCTGTATTTACACCAAATGCTTTGCTTAATAAAGTTGCTATGTCAAAGTTTGTATTCATTATAAGCTTATGACTGCATCACGCAGTTTATCATTAATTTTCCCTGTGACTGCATCCGAAATTTTATCGACTTCATCGCGCCAATTATTAGCAATATTGAAATAGTTTTTTATTTCTAAATTCATTGTTATTCGTTTGCCAACACCTTTACCAGAACCAGACAACCCAGATCCTTTTCCACCCGCTTTTACTACGCCATCTTGCGAACCATCTAAGCGTGGTGCATAACTCCCTACTTTGCCAGTTGGCAATACACTTTCTTCTTCATCTTCTTTTAGACTTAAGGACGCTCCAGCTTTCAGAAATTCTTTCCCAGACTGTAATGCTAAATCTGCGGCCTCTTTATAACCATCTACTATAGATTTTTTTCTAGCTTCTGTGTCTGCATTAATTTCGGCAAGCATCTTTTGGTTTTCGGTACTATCTCCAATACCCATCGCTTCCTTGAATTTATACCAACCCGTTTTAATGAGATTGATACCTAACATGAAGCCACTAACAAAAACATTAAGATAGGCTTTGGTGGCCGCAATAAATGATTTAAACAATAGCTTTGCGCCCGTCCAAGTGTGGTCCCATGCTTCGCCCCAGCCTGTAATACTCGTTACTAACCAAACAATGCCTGCAACTAATGCTGCAACACCAACTATTATTAGCCCGATTGGATTGGCGGTTAATGCTGCATTCCATAACCATTGTAATGCGGTCACTACTTTTGTGCCAGCACTTTGTAGCCAAGTCACTTTAGTTAGAGTTGTTATTATTGGGATCATAGAAGCGATGCCAGTTGCTACAGGTGCTAATTCCACAACACTTGATGCAATACCGCCAAATGTTTCTGTAAAAGCGGTTCTAACACCTGCTAACCATCCTCTTATGGAGGCACCAGAAGAAGCTATAGAAGGTATATTGTTAATATCTAAATCAATACTGCCAAGCCCTTCAATCCAACCAATACCTGCATCCTCACCAGCGCCTTTAAAAATATCTGCGAGTACTAATTGCTTAGCACTTACAGTGGCACCGTCCATCGCTTTACTAATCATCTGTACAGCTTCAAATGTGGTTTTTCCAGCTAAGTCTTTAACTTCAATGCCAATCCCTTTTAAGGCTTCCACTTGTGGTTTGCCCATTTCTCGTAAAGACAAATCAGCCTCTTTAATACTGTCAATCGCCTTATCTGAAAATATACCATCCTTACCCGCCTTCGCCATCAATGCAATCGCTTGTGATTGTGATAAACCAACTTGATTTATAAAGGTTGGGTATTCTTTTAACTGGTCTATAAAATCACCATTAATATTTGCGCCTTTTTCAAAGCCAGCTTCTATTAATGCAAAGTTTTCTTCGTAAGAACCGCCTATTTGCTTGGTCATAGCATTCGCAGCTTTGGCAATTTCTTCTGGGCTTTGCTTAAAGACTGCACCTAGCTTATAGGCTCTCTCAGTAAGGCTGTCTAATTGTTCACCAGATGTGCCAGAAAAACGTTCTATAGTGGTGCTTAAATCATTAATTTCAGTCGTAAACCGCAAACCATCAATCGCTTTGTTTACCAGTTCTATTGCTTGGTTGGCAACAACAACTGCTGCACCCCAATTAGCCTTCATTTTTTCAGAATTTGGTGCTTTTTCTACGGCTTCTAATTCATGCTGTACTTCAACTAATTGTTCTTTATAACGTCTAACTTTAGTTTCCGCTTTTTTAATGTCAAAATCTATTGTTGCTTTTAGTAAAGGATCTATTGCAGGACCTAAACTTTTTAAATGATTTTTTAAGCTGTCTAGTTGTTTTTCTTCTTTTTTAACTTCTTTGGTAAGATCACTAAAACTTTTAATTGCGTTTTGAGCCGTTGCTTTTGTAGCATCGTCCATACCATCTAAAGCGCGTGTCACATTGTGAAGTGTCTTATTAACATTTTTAGTTGCGCCATCAACGCTTCGCATAGGTGCAGTCACCTTGTCTATTAATTCAAAAACCCAACTTGTTTTACTGCTACCCATTTTTTAATACTTGGCTTAAAATTTCAACTAATGCTTTTTTATTTGCGCCTTCAATAACTTTATACAAATTTTCCAGATCTGTGTGCTTTACATATAAATATTCCTGGTAAAGCTTTGCCCATTCATTATTACTTAATTTTTCTGGATTAACTCCAATAAAATGGGACCGTAAAAGAGCATTGATTTTTTGTATAAATTGATGGTCCTCTTTTGATTCGTCTTCATCGACCTTTAAGGTGTAAAGGTCTAACGCTTTTTTAGAGTTTTTTTGGCTTTAGATTTAAGTAGATTCACGCTATCAAGTACTTCTAAATACACTTCACCATCTTTCTCTAAAGCTTCCATATCACCCCCTAAAACACAGTTTTTAATAAGAACCTCGTTCACCTTTTCAACATCTTTTTGTGCTGCATGCCGTCCAATGGCTTTTAATACATTACGGTCTGGTTTTCGCACAATAAATTTATACGTTTTACCATCGACTTCAATGTCTAAGTCAGAAATTCGACTTTTGCCATATTGAGCTTCCCATTTTGCATTATCTTCTGCTGTAATGTCTTTATGTTTTTGATATTCCATAACTTAATTAGATTACATTCCATTCAATGTGGGACACTAAGAGATCAAACTTCGTTACAATAGACCCATCTCCGTTTTTAACATCGATGCCATTGCCCATAAATTCGCAATTTCTAATGCGATCTTTTTGTAAAGAACCGTCTGCTTTTTCGTAATTAACAGTAATGTCAAATGGAGCAATGTCCTGTAAACGACCACCCGGTGGCAAGGCGTTTAAAAGTCCATTAACTTCTTCTTTATATAAAGAAAAGGAAGCTTTGGCTTCTGTGTTACCATCACCACGCCCTACAGGAAAACCGCCAGCACCATTAAAATTCTTTTTATCAGTTTCATCGCTGTAAGCTAATTTTGTGATACCTTCTAAATCACGACCAAGAATATTAGTCGTAATACTATTCCATCCAGCCATTTTGCCGAATTTGTTTATAATTGTTCCTTGTGTTGGCATATTCTATAATTTATCAGTTAATCCTAAATCAAATTCAAATTCAAACACAATACTGTCAATAACAATATTACCTTGTATTTTTAGTGGGCTATCTTCTGTGAGTGTTTGTTGTGGGTTTATGTAGAAATCAAAACCAGATATTTCATTATCAATAACCATTGTTTCCATAGCTTTGTTCAATAAACCTTGCCATGCAGAAATAGTAGTTGCCTTAATAAAACCAGTGGTTGGGTCTTTTTTAACGATACCTTTTACTTTTGGTATCAGTGTGGTACGAATTAAGCGTGCTGCTTTATTCCAAACCCTGTTGTTTTCTATATAAGCATAATCACTGGCTTTTTCTACACATGTTGGAGATCCATTAAAGAAAATGCCACCATACCCATTAAATGCACCAGCAAAAATATACCCTTTACTAGTGAGTTCTTTAACTTCTGGAGGTGTTAAGTTATCAAATGGTGTCCCATCACTAAGTGCAGCAGCTGCAAAACGATCTGTACCCAAAACAGTTAAAGGATAATCTTCGTTTCCTTTAGATCCATCTGGTTTATTTAAAATGTCTACACTTCCTAAATTCTCATTAACTTGTCGTACAGCAAGCATACCCAAAACAGCACCTACACTTGCATTTTTTGCATAGGCTGCATCTAACGAAGCAACCGCTAGATCTTGCGCGATACTCACAGATACATTGGGTGCTTTTTCAGCACGTAAATCTGGATAATTAGAAATGGTTAAAGCAGCATCACTAGCTTTACCTTCTAAAATCACAGCATCTATATAGTTATTTTCCAATGCAAAAGCATTAACAACCGCCTGTACTGTTTCAACTTCATTTATTAAAGTAGATACTGTAGAAGTTGCACCAATAACACCAATACTTTTAATATCTTTTTCGCTTCTAATAGTAGCTTTTAATGCAGCTTCTTGTAAAAGCGCACTTGCTTCTAAACCAGCAGTTGTTGGTATTAAAAACAGCGTACCATCTGGACAATAAGTAAAGAAGTCATTAACTTCATTGTGGGCTAGTAAACCATTATTAGCATCAAAAGATGCATTGACTCCTAAATCTTCAGCATCACTAACTTGTAGTAACTTATAAGCTTTATTTAGTTCAACAGTAGTACCAGTCGTTGGCATACCAACGACTAATGCCATCACAGCATCTGTACTTGCATTTCTACGACCTAAACCGCCGTTTTGTTTGTTTATTTTTACGCCTTTAAAACTCATCTTTTATTCCGTTTTATTAAGTTCTTCGATTCTTGCATCGTATGCAGCTAAAACAGTTGCACGATTTTTACCTTCTAGCTCTAAAGCTTTTGCTGCATCCACAGCTTCAACAGTTTCTAAAGTAGCTGCTACTGCAATTAAATCTGCTGCATTAGCTGGCTTGTTTTTAGTTCCTTCAGACGGTATGTTTTCATTTTCAATTTTGAAAACTTTACCTTCAGCCGTAGCGTGAATATTTGCGTGTGATTCATTTAAGAAAAACTGACCATCTGTAGTTCCAAAAACTACTTTGGCAGTTGGATAATTTTTAAATACGGCTTTTGATTGTTCTGTAAGCTCGGTTTTACTGTATGATTTTTTCATGGTTTAAAATGGTTTTAAATATCGTTTTAATAAGAATTTACCACCAACTAGGACCACAGCTAAAATGCCAATCCAAGACAATGCTTTGTAAATCCAATGGGTTTTAAATTCGGTTTTTGTTTCTTTTGTCTCCTTGACTTCAGTTCGCTTTATAAGTGTTTCTATAAGCTTGTTTTGGGTTTCAATAATCTTTTCGTATTCTGCTGTAAAACATTCAACTTCAATATTGTTGTTAACACGTCTTACAGATCCTGTTGAACGCCCGGATTTAGAGGTTGCTATAATTGGCACTTCTGTTAAATTGGCAATAGGCACATTGATTTTTAAACTATCTGCTGCTGCAGTAAGCGTATCAACCTTTTTTTGATACGTCACTTTAGTACTGGTACTGTCAGTTTTTGTAACAGATGTTTGCAGTACAGGTCTGGCAGTTCTACAACCAGTTAATCCAACTAGCATTAAAGAGATCAATAATAGGTACTTTGTTAATTGCATAAGTTCTGGTATTCTTGATAAGCATTAAAACACGGACACGTTTTTGAAAATTCAAATGGCTCTATAAATCCATTTCCATTTAGATCTTTAGAAAAGTCTCGATGCCCTCTTATTTCAGCTTTTGGATGCTTGATTTTTAAGTCTATTAATAGGTTTTCTAAAGCTGCTTTTTGTTGTGGGGTCCTGGTGTCTTTAGGCACTTGATTTTTAGATAGCCCACCAATATAACAGATCCCAAGACTATGCTTGTTATACCCTTTTACATGCGCGCCAATTTTGGCATCTGGCCTGCCTTTTTCAATGGTACCATCTAGCTTAATTACATAATGGTAACCAATCCCAGACCACCCCCGTTTTTTATGCCAGGCATCTATGTCTTTTACATCAAAGTCTTTGCCTTCTATTGTGGCACTGCAATGGACTACTAAATAATGGATACTTCTCATAGTGAAACCCTTTTAAGGGTGCTGGCTACTTGCAATAAGTTAGCCAGCCCTTTTGTTGTTTTTATTACACCGTCCCAGATATAATTGCGGCGCTACCTTCAATGCCATAAGCGACAATAATGTGGTACACTCTAAAGCCAACCGTACTTTCTCTTAATTCTGGATCTGCGGAAGCATCACGTGCGTATCGTTTTACGGTACCTGCTGCTTTTGCAGTGCTTCCTTTATGAAATACGATAGAAGACTTACGACCAACAACTACGGAACCATAGGGTAATTTTTTACCTGTTGCATCATATTCCGGTGTAGTACTGTCTTCATAGACTTTAAAGCCATAATACTTACTACTAATCATCCCTTCTGTATGGTTATGATATTGGGTGTAAAACTTTTTATCTTCGTCTAGCAAATCACTAACATGGTCATCTTGTAAGACTAAAATTCTACCTTTTTTATTGATCCCTTTTTTGTTCATTTTTGCTTGTAAACTTCTAAGGTCTTTTGTAGTTAACTTTTTACGCCCGGTACCATCATCGGCACCCGTGGTTTCTAATACAAATTCATTATTGGCTTCATCATTTTCTTGTGGAGCTAAACCCCATATACCGTATTCCATGGTTTCATCTTCCAAGGTCTCGCGGTGTTGCATTTGCACATCACTTTTCTTTTCGTATGGCAATGCATAAAGTTCATCGTCTGTTACAATCGTGTTTTCAGTATCAAATTTGTTCAGACCAACGACTACATGACTATCATCACGGTTATTTTTAAGTATTGGATATTGCGTATTATTAATCAACACCTTTGGCGCTTCGCCACGTTTTGGTATTTTAATAACATCATTATTAACCCAACTTTGCTTAGATCTAATTTCAGAAGCCCACGTATGTTCATGGCGCAACTGCTTAATCATTTCGCGCTCGGCTAATTCGTTTTTGATTGGCAAAGCAACAACTGTTGCGCTTGCAACTTGTACAGCTGTTTCTGTTTCTCCACTAAATGCATGACTAAATACCGTGACGCATAACACTGCTAAAAGTGATAATGTGAATTTTAATGATTTGAATAAAATGTTTTTCATTGTTCTACTTTTTTTAAGTTTCTGTTAATTTTATTGTTGGTCGCCAAAGTAGCCAGCTTCTAAAGCGTCGGCTTGTTTTGGATTTTCTACTTTCATTTTTTCGTAAGCTTGTGGATCTTTATCTAAATAATCCTCCAAAGTCCATTCTTTACGGGAGGCTTCAAGTGCATCATTACCATCTGCTGGAGTTAAATCAGCACTTAATTTTGGTTTAGTTACCATTGCTTCAAGTGCAGTTTTTGCTGCATCAAAGTTTGCGGTTGCTAAATCAACATAGGTTTGCTTTTGATCTGCGGTTATTTTTTTAACAGCAATGGCAGCATCCACTAAAGTGTTCACTTCTTTTTCAGCTGCTGTTTTTTGCGCATCTGTTGCAGCAGCAGTCGCTTCACGTTGTTTTAAAGCATCTATTTTCATAGCTTTTTGTGCGGCTGTAATTTCAGCATCAGTAGCACTCGCTTCTAAGCCTAAGAAGGCAATTTGTTCTTCTCGATTCATAATTTGTATTTGTTTTTGATTTGTTTTTTGTGTAGTTGCTTTTGGCACTATCGGGGCACCACAAGCTTCAAGTGTGGTCACGTCTTCTGCGCTTATTGTTCCATCTTCATCAATAATGGCATCAATAAAACCTTCTGTTTTGGCTTCTTCTGCACTCATCCAATGGTCGCCACCTTTCCAGAGTTCTTCAATTTCGGTAGTAGTCTTGCCGGTCTTTTTTGTGTATTTTGCCAAATAATCTTTGGTTACACTTCTAAGTAGCTTTAGTTCTTTTGTGATTTGGTCTTCATTTCCAAATGTGCCAAGCATAGGCTTGTGTATCATTATTTGCGAGTTCGCATAAGCACTTGTATAATGACAAGCTGTAAAGTATGTTGCTGCACTAGCAGCAGATGCCCCAACAGTTATATTAACTTTATCAAACCTGTTTAACTGGTTATTAATTTCAACAGCTTCAAATACGGAACCCCCATTACTATTTATATACACATTAGCTTCTGTATGTGTTTTTAGTAATTCATCTACTTTTTTCTGAAAGTCGCTAGAGTTATTGGCATTCCAATTAGCGATACGTCCTATAATACGTATATAGGCTTTGCCATCTTTACTTTCAGCAGTAAGCTGTAAAGGCCTTGCCTTGCTATCTGGCTTGGCAGATCCTATAATAATAATGCGTTTCTGTGACTTCATTTATACTTAATTACATGGCAAATGTGCTGCAATATCAGCATCCAAAAAAATCAACAAATCAAAATGGTAGTTTTTTACACTCTTTTTGGTAGGGCTACTTCACCATTTCCGTTTATCCCTTTTTATAGCCATTAATATTGGTAGATATTTGACCTATAATTATTAGGTAGAATGGCAAAAGAGAAAGAAAAGCAACTTGCACGAATTTACTATATAGAACAAGGTAAAACAGCCAAATGGATCGCTGTAAAACTGAGTCTTACAGAAAAAACAGTTGGCAGTTGGATTGCAAAATATGGATGGAAAGAATTAAGAAATGCCAAAGAAAACGGCATTGATAAGCGGATTGATAACATCAAAGAGGTAATCGATGATATTATTGAAGATCGAAGTGTCTCCAGAACGACTTTAAATAAGTACAAGCTTGATTTAGTCAAAGCACAAGAACAAAAAGACCAGGGAACTGAAAAAGCGATAAAAGAACAAATTAGCGAGGTAAAACGTGAAATTGTTGGATTTGATGATGCTATCAGCAAATGGAACAAAACACTTGAAAACTTTGATAAAGAAAATAAAGTATCGCTATCCAATTACATACACGTAATGGAAGAGGTGTTTAAAGACCTGTTGGCTTTTGATTCAAAATTGTATAAAGATACTTTAGATTTTCAAGACCAACACATTAACAAAGTAAGCATTACAATAGGATAGTATGAGATTTAAACTATTAAAAAAGATGATAAGCCTTATTGCAAACAAGGCAACTAGAAAAGAAATATACCTAGAGTTGGGGGCGCACTTTATTAAAAAAGGTGCTAATTATCAAGTTGGCGAAATTCTTTATAAGAAGAAAATTCAAGGCGACCATAAACTCTACAAAGCTAAGGTAGTAACAAACTTATATTTTGAATTTGATACCAACAAAATTTATGTAAGACGCAACAACCGCTTTGTGACGCCAAATCAAGTGGTCAAAAAATAATGAGAAAAGAAGACAAACAAGCATTAGAACGCTATAAAAAGCGGTTAGAATTTGCGAAAAGTGCGGGTACAGTGAATGCTTTTGAAACAAAAGTAGAACAAACTGCACGCATTGATCGAGCAAAAAAAGACTATGCTTTTATGTGTCAACAATATTTTCCGCATTATGCAACATGTGAACCAGCAGAATGCCATTTAAAGGCTGCAAGACAAGTAATAAAAAATCCAACTATTAAGAAGTTTGACGAATTACCTCGGGGGTTTGGTAAGTCAGTAATGGACGATGTTTTATTGCCTTTTTGGCTTTGGATGAATGACCAAGCGCATTACATGGTGGTGGTTACGGTTAGCAAAGACCGGGCTAGTGAATTACTTGAAGATTTACGTGCCGAATTTGAAGGCAACCCAAAAATTATAAACGACTTTGGTGAACAACACAATATTGGGCAATGGGAAAAAGGTTTTTTTATTACCAAAAGTGGGTTTGTAGGCAAAGCATTGGGTGCTGGTCAATCCGTACGTGGTTTGCGTGTAAAAAGCAGAAGGCCAGATTACATTGTAGTAGATGATCTGGAAACGAAGGAAACCATTAAAAACCCAAAACGCCAAAACGAATATGTAAAATGGATTGAACGTGATTTAATCCCAACGATGGATGGCGACATACGACGTTTTGTCTATGCCAATAACCGCTTTGCTCCAGTAATGATACAAACCAAATTACAGGAACGCCACCCAAAATGGATTGTGAACCATGTAAAGGCGTACGATCCTATTACCTATAAGCCAACTTGGCCAGCCAAGTATAGCGACACCTATTACAAAGAATTAGAAGATGAAATTGGGACGCTTGCTTTAGAAGCAGAATATTTACAAAAGCCACATATTGAAGGTGAAATCTTTAAAATAGAACACATTCAATATTGCAAGCATCTTAGATTAAATCAATTTAAACACATCGTTGGCACCTGGGATGTTGCGTATAGCGGTAAGAGTACAGGCGATTACAACGCTATTGCAGTACAGGGCTTACACCAAAAGAACTTTTATGTTATTGATGGGTTTGTAAAGCAATGCAAAATGCGTGAAGCTGTGGCCTATATGTGCGATTTTCAAAAACGGTTGCCACCAACAGTAATGGTGCATTGGAAATTTGAAGCCCAATTTTGGAATGATGAAGTAGAACGTGTCATAAAGGAAACCCAAAAAGCTTTTGGCATCATCTTAAACATCACCAAGCTTTTTGTACCAAAGGTTAAAAAGTACGATCGGATTTTAAGCTTGCACCCATATTATCAAAATAACCGCATTTTCTATTTCGAGAAATTAAAGGCAAGCAATGATGTGCAAGTAGGCATAACACAGCTGCTTGGAATAGAACCAGGTTACAAAACACATGACGATTTTCCAGATACACACCAACAGGGTATTACCATACTGGAAACCTACAATGTGCCAGAGGGTGCCAACCAATATAAACAAGGTAAAATGTTGCCTAAAAACGAACGGATATGATTTACTTAACGGATGATGATTTACTAACCGATAGTTTTCAGCGCTTTATTGATGAAAGCTCAAAAGACAATGAAGATGTGGTTGCTAATGCAGAACTAAAATGTATTGGCATCATTAAAACAATGCTTAAAGGGCGTTATAATACGGAGCTGATTTTTGATGAAACAGATCCCGTACGTGATGAGTTTTTAGCAGACATCTTAACCAAATTAACGCTACACAAAATATTTGGGCGTAATGCAGCACGTAAAGTACCAACAGACGTTAAAGACAATTACGATTGGGCCATGAAGCAATTAGGGTTGCTAAATGCAGGAAAATTACAGCTCGAATTACCAAGCCCCACAAACACCGATGGCACAGCTTCAGCTGCACCAATGTTTGGCAATAATACAAATCCAGATTTTTATATATAATGAAAATACCTAAAATTATACACAACGCCGTTGCAAGATATGTTTTTAAAAATACCGATGAGCGCACCTTAAAAGTTGTTGCAGCAACAAAGTCTGGTAACAGTAAAAGTTTAAGCGACCAAACCGAAAAAGAAGCGATTAGTATGCAGGCTAAAACACTTGCAGATTGGAAGCTCGCATTAACATTGGCTAGTGATCCAGAAGAACCCACTTTTGGAGCATTAGAAAAATTATATCAAAATCTGGAGTTAGACAACCATTTAGTAGCTACGATTGAAAACAGAATAGAGCCGGTGCAAGGCACGCCATTTAAACTCACAGACCAATCTGGTAAAGAAAATGAAGAAGCCAAAGAACTATTTGAAGCAATGTGGTTTATAGATTTTATAGGGGTGTGTTTGCGTTCAAAGTTTCAAGGTACTAAAGTGGTTGAATTATTCGACCTAGACGAAAACATGCACCTAGAAAGCATCACAGAAGTACCTAAGGCACATGTGATACCATCAAAAGGTATTATTACAAAAGAAGCTGGTGGTACAACTGGATGGAATTATAAAGAAGGTATTTTTGCAGATCAATACATTCAAATTGGAAAAAATGATTTTCTTGGGATGTACGCACAGCTTGCGCCAATTGTACTCGCTAAAAAATTAGGCTTTGGTTCGTGGTTAGATTATGTAGAAAAGTATGGTGTGCCTCCAATTTTCGCCATTACAGACCGTGAAGATCAAGCACGTTTAGACCAACTCTACAATGCGTTGTTAAATTTCAAGTCCAACAACTTCATGGTAGGTCGTGGGCAGGAAAAATTTGAGATTGGTAAAGATACTGGTGGAGGCTCTTTTGATATTTTTGATAAGCTAATTGAACGGGCAAATAGCGAACTATCTAAACGTATTTTAGGCGGTACCGGTACAACCGACGAAAAAAGCCACGTGGGTGCTGCAAATGTACATGCAGACATCTTGGCAACGAAGCACAAGCTAGATAAGTTTTTTGTAAAAGTTATTATTAATAATCAGTTAATCCCACGGCTCGTAAAGATAAGCCCCATATACGCATCCTTAGCTAATCTTAAATTTGATTGGGATGATGCCGAAACATTAACGTTAAAAGAGTTTATAGACACCGTTAAAGCTTTAAGTGCCTATTATGAAATTGATATCGAAGAATTGGCAACACGTACAGGCATTCCAATTACGGGTTTAAAAAATGCAATGGCAACACCACCAACCGATCCAGATCCTCAAAAAAAAAAGGAGTAACTGAAGCGTTTACAAATATTGAGGCCTATTATAATGCGCCTTCATGTTCTCACGACCATGCAGCACCTGTGGCAATAGATTTAAATGGTTGGAATAAGACCATTACACGCATTGCAAAACATCTACACACTGGGAAGTTAAAACCAAGTGATTTAGACCAGGATCTAATACAGCGCACATTTACTGAGCTTAATAAGGCTGCTGCTGAAGGTTATGGCGCAAACTACACCAGTTACAGTACAGAAAACAGTAAAACGGTACAACAGCTTCAGCAAAACATTTACCAGTTTAGTGCTGCTAAGACGTTTCAGCAATTACAGAAATACAATAGTTTATTAGTAGATGAAAACGGCAAAGAACGTTCATTTTCTAGCTTTAAAAAGGCAGTATTAGCGGTGCATCCAAAATATAACACGAACTACTTACAAGCCGAATATCAAACCGCAAAAGCATCGGCGCAAATGGCAAGAAAGTGGCAAGGGTTTCAACGCAATAAAGCACGATTTCCATATCTTAAATACAAAACAGTTGGAGACGACCACGTGCGTGACGATCACCAAAGGTTACAAAACTTTACAGCCCATATTGATGATCGTATATGGGACAAGATCTACCCACCCAACGGATGGCGGTGTCGCTGTTATATTGTGCAAACGAATGAAGCAAGTAATGAACCATCACCAGATACAAGCTTTATAGATCCTGAATTTAGTTTAAATGTGGGCAAAACGGGTGTAATATTCTCACCAGAACACCCCTATTTTGTGTTCCCTAAAAAAGATGAAGACAGTTATAAAAAGGCATTTGAAACCTTTAAACTGATTGCTCCTTATGGAAAAGCAAAGTTTACAGCTAAAAATGGAGCTAAAGTATTTGTCAGTCCGTTTGCAGATCCTAACGATTTAGAACACAATTTTGAAGTGGCTAAAGTGATGGCGAACACGCTTAAAAAGACTATAAAAATACGTCCGCATACGGATGGTACTGTAATCCTCAATGCAAAAAATCCAGAATACTTAGTCAATAAAAAAATCGCAGATTTAAAAGCTCCAAAAGGAGTCGCTTTAAAAAATATTTTTAAGAAGGCTAACAAACAAAAAACAAAGGTGGTGGTGATTGATTTATTAAACAATCCAAATTCATTTGCACAAATGAAATTAGCGATTATAAAAAGGCTTGGTATAACTGATATTTATCCAAATATTGAAGAAGTGATTTTAATTTCAAAAGACCGTAAAACAATTGAAGTAATTAAACGCAAAAAGTAAGACACAAAAAAAAGCAACCCGAAGATTGCTCTTTTGTAACTAATTTCTTGAAATTACTCGCGACCCTTGTTACAGTACAAATATACAAAAAAATGAATAAAGCAAACAAAATACCAGATTTTTTAGCCATGAGCCAACAGCTACTAAAGGACTTACAAAGTGATGCTGAAATAAAAGGTATGGAATTTATACATAGCAATTTTGAAAAACAAGGGTTTACAGATAACGCTTTTGAGGCGTGGAAACCGCGTAAAGAAAGTATGAGCTATAATTTATTACGTGTGACTAACAACCTGTTTAATTCTATAAATGTAGCAAGTAGCACACCAGAACGCATAACATTTGAAGCAGATGCACCTTATGCATCAATACACAATGAAGGGGGCATACTCAATGTGCCTATTACCGAACGGTCCCGTAAATACTTTTGGTTCATGTTCAAGCAAACAGGCAAAGGGATGTGGCGGGCGATGGCTTTAACCAAAAAAACCCGATTGACTATTAAAATCGACCAAAGGCAATTCATGGGTCATAGTAACACCTTTTCTGAAGATTGGAATAACCATGTAACACAAGAAATTTTAACACGATTTAAAAACCTTTAAAACACCTTTTAAAATGCAAAACTGGAAAGATTTATACCAAGAACATGCGACAGCTGTAGAAACGAAGCTACCAGAAATAGAATGGTTTGATTTATGGCACAACCAGGTTAATTTTTTAACAGAAGAACACCCCTTTAGCACACCTGCTTTATTTGTATCCTATCGAACAATAGGGATAGAAGATATTGGCGAAAAAGTACAAAAAGTAAACTTACAGGTAGATTTTTATTTATACTATGAAACCTTTTTAGATACTTTTAGTGGCGCTTACAACCAACAAAGTGCTTTAGCTTTTATTGACCTCATGGATAAAATAAATGCTGTTTTTCATGGTACAAGTGGCAAAAACTACAGCGAAATGAGACGTATTAATTTTGCACCCGTAGATACAGGGAATGCTGGCAATTTATACCGAATTAGCTACAGCTGTGTATTGCTAGATTACAGTGCTAAAAGTGGGTGTGTAGAAGAACAAAATGATGCCGATGTCAGTTTTGATAAAATCTCCTTTGAAATTGGACACTAAAAAAACCAGTTAAATTAACTGGCTCTTTTTTCGTATTTGTAAAATAATATATCTTCGATGGTCTTGGTGGTTTTATAAAACTTTTTGGCTAAAGCTGCTTTAATATACGCATTGCTATATTTCTGGACACCAAAGCTTTTTACATTACAAAGGCGCTGGTGTTCTTCTCTAACAGCTTCATAGAGTCGTATGGTGGTGTCTCGTTGCATTACTTACAAAGTAAATACAAACTATTTAAATATCAAAATCGGGTTTTACTCGGTGGCTTTTTCGTACTCTTTTTTATCTTCTGACAACATCCGTTGATTTTGTGGTGTTATATTTTCAAAAGGATACAAAACATTTGCTTTGTCATACAATTCCAATGCTTTCTTTGCTGTTTCTTTTTGTAAATCTCCATCTAAATTAATTAGGTGAATAGCGACATAATAATATCTTTCACTTAACAGATAAAGCAAAAAAGCTTTGCCTTTATTGCATTTTTCTACAGGAGTTACAAAACATTTTTCTTCTAATAACTGTAAACCTTCTTTTAACTGTTTTGAAGTGGCTCTAACTCTTACTTGTTCTTTAATAATTTCTTCAACTGTTTGTGCTTGTGATAGGCTAAAACTGAATAGTAATGCAATAAGTAGGAGTTTTTTCATGATTTAGAGGTTTGGACTAAAGATAATAAAAATACTTTAAATGAAAAACGGAATTATATTAATGACATTTGATTGTCATCTGATGGTCTTGGATTTATTTTTATGACTTCTATAATTTCGTGTGTAGTACTTATAACTTCGTAATTATAATCATATTTAACAGTAATTTTAACCATACAGACCAAAGAGTCTTGCGGACGAACATCTATTTTCCTATTCTGAAAATCTTTTAACCAATCTTCGTGTGTTATTTTTGCAGAGATTGTTCCGTTTCCGTGTTTGAATGACCATTTTGAATCGCCTAAATAATCTGGTTTCTTGACTTTTAAAATCATTTTGGAATTAGATTCTAATTCTTCTTCCGTTATCAAATCTTCCATTGACTCGACATCAATTTTCAAATTAAGATTGAAAGATGCGTTTCCGAATGGAGATTCATAAGAAACCTTATCTGTATCTGAAAGAACTTCTAACGACTGATTTATGTTGTCTATGTTTTTAATTATGGTTTTTTTATTTGTCGGAACATAAGTCGGAATTTGGTCAATTCCTGTTTCAGTTGCTGCTTTTTTTAATTCCATCTCAATCACTTCTATTTCAGTTGCGTCAGTTAATCTAACTTTACCTTCTAAAACATTTAAAGCAATGTATTTTGCTTTTAACAAATAATGACCTATCATTTTTTTATAATCTAAATCACCAATAGCACTATCTGGAACTTTTCTTAATGCGTTTGCTAAAATTGTTTTTAAAGAACCTTTTTCTACATCTTCGAGAATTAAAACAGTTTCAATTTTATTATCAATATGTTTGACTAAATCTTTATCGAATTGTTCAAACGATTCAATTAAAGAAGCCATTGATTTAAAAACTCTCGATGGATTTGGAGATTTCTTATCAAAGTCTATAATTATACTAAAATCATTGTTTTCTTTTAGTTTCATCTAACAGATTTTACTAAAAACAAATATACAAAATATAGGTAAAAGTATACGTTATTTTTGCTTCCTTAGTAAGGATGTTTACTTTATTTTCAGTTCTTGCGCTTGGGATGCACCCCATATTTCCAGTTTCAGAAAAGCTCAATCATAACACCAGAAAATTCTTTAGCGGTGAACCAGTCTGTAAAATCAGCTGCAGTATCAAATCCTTCACGCTTAACAATATGATTAATTGCGCAATTATCACTACAAACACCATTTATTGACATTTCAAAACCGTTATGGCTGTTGGTTATAAAAACTCTATGGGTTGCCATTTCATAAACTCTAGCAAACTCCACTTGTTTACTTCGATAGGGTTTATCACTCCAATAGCGTAGCGATAAAAAGGCACGACCTTCGTTTACTTCATGCCTTATTTTTCGCCATCTTTTTTCATTACCTCTTATTGTGGTGGTTTTAGTTTTTGTAAGAAGTTTGTCTATAAAATTTGTCGCCTCCCCTTTTCTTGTATGATGCGATGGAAATTTTTTTGAAAATGTTAATACAATTGTTTTCATTCTAACCTTTATTTTAAATTAGTGTTTAAGCCCACAGTTACTGCAGTATACTATTTCTTTGTCGTCTATTACTGGCATATCGTTTTCACATTCAAAACAATGCATCCAGAAAACTTGATCATCATCAGGTGATACTGGTTTTTGCTTTGCTACACTTTTGTTAAACCATCGACGTATTACATACCCTCTTAATATGCTTATCGCAGTAAAAAATAATGTAATGATGATATTTTTACCAGCTGAACTAGCGATACCTACTAAAGGAAATATTAAAAAGGTAGAAGCAAAGGATATTAAAAAGCCCACAGCTGTATTAATACACGCTTCTGCTAGTGATTGTTTTTTAGTTTGCATGGTTTATTGTTTTAAGTTTTCTAAAGCCTTGATAGCATATTCATTGTTTAATTTTGCTAATTGCTTCAATTTTTTTAGGTCTGTTACATAATAATTAGGTCGACCATTATACCATTTTGTTCCTTTTTTTACGATTAAGCTCTTATCCTTCAAATCGCTCTCATAATTGCTATGATTGAATTTGCTGACCTTGCAAAAATCTCTAAATTGTGATACGCACATTGTCTATTATTTTAGTTGTTTCTAGGTTGCTTATTTACAGGATTACTGTTTTTAATTTTTTAATGAGTTCTATGTTTATAGGTTTAATGCCATCCTCAATAATCTCGTAATTTGAAAATTGTGAGGTTATTTTATTATCTCGATATTCATTAATAATCTCAATAAAAGAGGTTTTTGTTTTAATTTCTGCAACCCTATAAGCAAAGCCATCATCGCATTCATCGCTAATTTTTGGTAGTAGTATAAATCCTAATTCTATTAATTGTTTGTCCGTTAAGTGTTTCATTATTTTATTGTTTTATTGTTTTACGTTTTCGTTTTAGTATATCTAAATAGGGTTTGCGACCTGGGTTCTTACTCCAGTCTAAAATGGTGTCTTCTAGCATTTGTCGATCCATATACGCAGTAATCTTGTCTATGTAATTTTCTACACGCTTCACAAAGTTTTTCTTTTCTATTTTGGCATATGACTTTTTTACATCATCCATTGTGGTTGGGATGCTATTACGTTCGTTTTTTTGCGTGTTGTATTTTTGTTCTCGTAATTCCGCTTTTTTGTCTAAATACTTAGGGTACCATTCGCCAAAAATTAGATTGCTATCGATACTTTTTTTAGCAACTCCAAACTTCCCAGAGCGACACATTTTAAAAAACAGTATGACATCCTCTAGGCTCTCATAAGCAAAGTTTTCTAGGGTATCGACTGTAAGACTATCTATTTGATCTGCATTTAGTTTGGTGGTAAAAGCAAAGGAGTCAATAAAACGAGTAACCAACACATTCACAACGCTAAAGCCAACACTACTATGATCACCTATAAAAACACTTCTTAAATGAGGCTTTGAAAAGGTTTCGTTTATTGTTAAACCCATTTCAATCTGTGCTAATTTAGCGTTGCCCTCAATGATGCTTTTACTTAAACTTAAAGTTTCGCCCTGTCTCGCTTTCCATTGCGGATTTAAAGACCTGCTGGTTTGTTTTATTAACGCCTTTGACATTGATTAATATTTTATTGATTTGACTACTTATGAATTTTAAATCGGCACTTTTTTTATAGAAGTTATCCAGTTTGTGCCAATTCTGTAAAATGATTTTCCAAAGCTGTAATGCCTCTTTTTCATCTTGCGATATCTCAGTAAGGTATTTTATGATAGCCTTTAAGCTTCTGCCATCTGTAGCATTAAAACGAGGCTTTATTTTCATAAAATCATCATAAAAAGCAAACCATTCATCCAGAAATTCTGTGTACAAACTTTTCACTTTTATTATAGGCGAAATAATAATTAAGTGACCTAAATTTTGGGTGTGCTGCTCTATAGCTTTTTCTGTTGGCGGTATTAATGCACCAATACTTTTTACTTGTGCATCTGTTAGCTTACCTGTTAGTTTTTCTACTTTCAAAAAAGTATTATTACGATAGGTTACTTTTAAATTAGTACTGCAACTCTTTATGTGTATTTTGTAATGATTAGTCATTGCTGTTTTTTTATGATACTAACAATCTACTTCTGTGTTTAACACTTGCTTGCAATCATCACAAATGGTAAGAACTGTTTCGCATGTACAAGAAACAGATGTTACTTTTAACTGTTTGTTGCGATGCTTGCAATTTATATGAAGCCCTTTATCCATGGATTAAATTGCTACTTGTTTTTTGTTGTATTGATCTACCATTTTTTCTAACACCACTATTGTGGTGCTTACTTCGTTGGTTGTCATTTCGTTTAAAGGCTTCTTAATTGGTGCTTTCGTTTGCAACCAATTACCAAAGCGTACCATATCTGCGAAGTATCTATTACTTTCATCACTTTTATAGTGCCATTCCATTTGCATTAACAGGCTAAGAATGTTCATGTGCGATTTCTTCTTATAATTGAATTTCTGCCACTTATCAAGCCTTACAAAGGGTCTTTTAAACGGTGTTGCACCAAGAGACACTAAAGCATCGTTTGCTTCTGAAAAAGTTAGCTGCTTTGTGCTTGTGCGTTCTGGGTCGTTCGTAATGCTGTACACAAATGCCTTTTTTTGTTCTGGATCTGCAATTACTTCTCTAGGCAATACGGCATGAAGTACTTTTATTTGATCTTTAGTTATTTGCATTGCTATCTATTGATTTTATATGCTCTTGAAAAGCACGGATTTCATTTATAGAAAGCTCTTGGGATGCTATCCACTTGCCGTTACTATCTTTATAAACTGATTTTTGGTTTACCGTAATTTCATCATCAGTTATTTGTGTTATTTCTACTGCCATTGGTGTCCGTTTTTAAGTAATTAATATTTTTTCCTGTCTCAGCCGAAACCTTATACAAGTACATTCGCAATAAATATAAATAGTAGCACTGCAGGAATCGAACCTACCCCGTCCTGCCGTAAGTGATAGTGTACATTTGCCCAGTGCATTAGCCCACCGCTTAGTGCTACTATTTTAGGTTTCAAATGCTAGATATATTTAAGTCTACATTTTGATATTCGCCATTGCTGTTTTTTTGCCAAACTCTAAAGTAGGTTTTGGTTTTAGGGCGTCTAATTGCAGAATTAATAAGTGCCACAGCTTCAGAAAACAAAGGATCCTTAACTTTACTTTCATATCTGGTTAAATTCATCACGCTTTTTACGTCCAAATTGCCTTTGCGCTGGGTTTCAAATGCGTTTATAACCATTTCTTTTACGAATACATTCTTGCTGGTAATATTGGCATCTAAAAAGGTATCAAATTTTTGCTTTGCTTTTGTAATAGCCAATTCATCAAATTGTATGGGTTGGTTAACAGATACTTCAATTTTGATGCTTCTATTAAAGTTGAACCAAGTAAAGTTGCCTTTGGTTTCTCTGTTGGTTGTTTTCTCGTCCATATAAGCATCATATACTTCTTGTGATAAATCACGTATTGTGTCTTTAAAAACGGCTAACCTTTCGTTAATTGTAAGGGCTTCTTTTAATAGTTTTGCGCTTGAGCGTTCCATAAGCCTTTCAGCTTTTGTTATTCTATTTACTGGTATGTGTATACCAGCTTCATCCATCCATTCTTTGTCTTTTACTAGGTGTGTTGTTGCTGTAAGTTTTATTTTTTTCATTGTGTTATGTATTAAGGTTATTGGTTCTATTACTTCGATGTTATTAATGCGATTTTTATTCATAGTCACTTGGTTTAAAGGTTTTCCAGCAGCACCTATCTTCGTCAAACACTTCCAAAACACGATCTGGGTTATACCGTAATTCTGGACGTTCCCATTTGGCTTCTAATACCAAATGCCCTAGTATATCTACCCGTTCTGGTGGGGTGTTAATTGGAAATTCAACAATATCTTTTTGGTTAAGTGCTAAAGCCCATTGTTTGTGTAAGTAGCTTCGTTCAGCAATAGATAGTTGGGGCTTAATGTTATCGAATCCTAAAATGTTAAGGCAGTATTGTATGTAGCGGTGTTTATTCATTAAGCTTCGATGGTTTTTAAAGTTGGGTTTTCGTCAAAATGTGATATTTTGGTTGTATAATAATTTAGTGATCCCTCAATTCGTTTTTTTTCTGTAACACCAACCGTGTTTTGATATTTATAGTTAAGCTGAGCTAGCTTTTTTTCTAATTGATTTTTTGTATATGGTGTTTTCATTATGCGCTTTGTTTTAAGGTGGCTTTAATCGTTTTTAAAAGCACTCGTGGATAATAATTTTCTATGACAGCAGGATATGTTTTAAATAGATCCCAAAAAACTTTTGTGTTGTTGTTTGCTATAGTTATGTAGTCTCTATTGTCTTCAATAAATGCGTCTTCTACTTGTGTTTTAAACTGCTTTAAATACCAGTTAAATAGGCTTTCGTTGTTTACTAATGTTTTTAATGGGATGTTATAAGCAGAATACAGCATACACCAGTCGATGTAGCATTTAAACACCAAATCTGTATACATGGCCTGGTCCGTGCCAATTAGCTTTATTATTTTTTCTTGATTTGTCATTGTCTTAAAAATTATATGGTCTGTATGCTATATTGCTAAAATCAGATTCAGTATATGCGGGGCTTTCATTTTTAAATTTTCTTGATTGATTTTCCCAATGCATGCCCAAAGCTTCAATTAATCTTCTATTTGATTCTGCTATTAATTCTGCATGATAATTATCCATTTCTTATCGTTTTAAATCGTTCCAATACTCTTGTGCGCCTTGTTCCCAAATCACAAAAGGTTTTAAATGAATACCTCGCGCAGCTCTGCTTTTTGCCCTAGCAATAAAGCCTTCTACATCTATTTTAACATCCGCGTCATACCAAACCGCTTTTGCTAAGGCACCAGATGCTTGTTTGCCATCGTTGTGGCTTATAAAAATTAATAGTGTATTAGGTATTGCTGCTTGCATCTTTTTATAATCTTGCTTGGTCATAAATGTGTACTGTATGCTGTCTATAATTGCAATACGTGGTGCACCTTTTTTTTGTAGTCTTGCGACCATTTCTGGCATTGGTTCCCGATGCAATAAGATTAAACAGCCTTTTGGTAGCTGGTCCATATGCATCTCTTTAAATGCATCTTGCATACTTTTACGTGCGCCTTCTTCTAATGAGTTGTAAGCCACTTTACCGTATTTCGACAACTCTTTTATAAGCTGCAGCACAAAAGTAGTTTTACCGTTAGCAGAAGCTCCTTTGATCATCCATGTGCCACTTGCTTCTGGGGTGCCTATTAATTCTCTAAACCGTCCTGTTAGAGGTATTTCAATGAACTTTGTTTTTAATAATTCTTCTACTGATATTGCCTTTTTACGCTGCTTTGCCATCTAACTTTATGCAGATTTCTTTTGGTTTGCTTTTAGTTTTATTTTTATTTTATCAATATCACGGCGTACACGTCTTAAATCACCTTCGCTATTGTGATATATAAAAGACACATCATCGCCATCTGTAATGCCATTCGCATTGCATATTTGCTTTACATCTTGTTCTGTTATTGGTGCAAGCTTTATAAACTTTTTACCAATACGACTGTATAATTCTGCATAGCCGATTTTTTCACGATTAACGCCCTTTATTATTCGCTTTTCCAAAGCTTCAACACCACTAACAACAAAACCACAGTGCCCGCTTAAATCGTTATAGAAGTCCATAAACAGATCTAGTTGTGGATCCTTAAGCTTGTCAAACTGATCTATGATTAAAAGCGGTGTATCTAAACCTTTTAAATGCTTTATAAATCGGTTAATGAGTTCTTCTGTAGTTCCTATTGAACTTAGGCCCGTATTAATTAAAAGCTGTTTTATGTAGCTTTTTTTGGTCCAATAGTTTTTACATTCTACATAAATCACATTTTCGTGGTCCCGCTCAAAATTTATAAAGGCTTCTGTTTTGCCTTTACCAGCACTATCGCTAATGCCAATACTTAAACTTTCAGATTTTGCAACGCTCAGCAATTGTTTAACTTGTAAAAAGTTGTGTGTTTTTGCAATGTTCCACTTTGGATCTATACGCAAAGTCACTTGTACTTTTCGCCAGAGGGCATCACTAATAAGTTTCCAATTGTTGTTAAGCATTTGGCTAATAGTGGCCGAAGACACATCCGCTTGTAAAGCCAACTGATTTTGGCTGGTTTTAGTACTACGTCTTGAAAGTTCGTTTGCAATAAGTGTTTTGTGTTCTTTTGATAGTTGCATAATAATTAGGTTATTAGTTTATAGTAAATCGAATACTGATGCAGCTTCTACCGCATTGCGTTCTTTTTTTGGTAGTTTGCCACCCATTTTTATTTTAAATTCTTGATCTTCTATTAATTGTTCTGGAGTAATACCAGTTTCACGCTGTATTTGCTCCATTTGCTTTTTAGCTTTGGCTTCTTCAACTTTACGGACTTCATAGTCTTTTGCAAATTGGGCTTTATCGCCTTCAGTCATTAAAGCAGGTATTTGCTGTTGCTTGTGTACTGGTTGTGCATCTGCTATAAATTTGGTATCGCCATTTGGAAGTTTAGCGTACAGACTTACATAATTATCTAGTTGGTCTGGGTCGTACTTTACAAAGAATTTCGAGCCAACGTAACGTTCTCTGAAGCGTAAATCAACATTGTCATTGGCATCGTATACCTCGAAATGATACTTTTTATTGGCGATTTGAACTTTAATTCCATCGGCTTTGTATGTAATGGTATCGTTCGTATAAATCCAAAACAAATCTATCATGTCCAGATAGTTCATTTTTTCTTGCATTATTGGTTCATGGTTGTAAACCTCATTGCGTGTTTCGTTAAACTTTGGATGTTTGGCGTTATTCCATTCGTTAACCGAAATTTTAAAAGCTTCAATCAGCTTTTCTCTAGTTAAAAGACGGTGCTTGTTTTCTAATAAAAAATCTATATTAGGCTTACTGTTGTCTGTGCGAGCCTTAATACTTTGTTTGTCACTAAACCACCACTGGTTAAGTATTTGCTGTTGGAAACGTCCAAATACTTGCTCTACAGGCGAACTGTGGCGACCAACAGCGTGTTGGTAATGTGTGCCACCTTTTTTAGCTACCATTTTGCCATACAAGCCTTGCATACGACTTGTTTTATGACCACTTTGCCCATCATAAGTAAATAAGAAAGGTTTAGCCTGTGCTTCTTGAAAAGCCATTTTGACTGCTCTAAAATGATCTTCGTGGTTTTCAGTTTCACTAAAGCTTGTACCTATTATTTTTTCGCTATAAACATCAATAACAATATCTATTTTTAACTTAGCTGCCATACCTAGTGTGTTGTCGTAATAGTGCAACCAGTCAATTTTAGAACCATCAATGGCCCAATACGAATTGGGAAACCATGTATCTTTATCTCTTACTAATTTATGGCCATATTTATTACGGAATGTTTCCATACCATCGCGGCTAATCATCCATTGACGCTCTTGTGTTGGTTCATGTAGCCACTTGTATATTGCATTTTCAGATAGTTCGCACCAATTACGCTTTAATGCTTCACGCTCATACATCGCATGAAGCACTGGGACCACTATTTTATTTGGCATTGAATATTGAGCTAGCAACCATTTTGCGATATCGCCTTTGATTTTTTGAGCTGCTTTATTATTAGCATTCTTATGTACTAAAAATTCAAAACCAGCTTTTTCATAACCAAGGCTTTTTGAAGTGCCAAAAGCCTTTCTATTTAAAGCACGTGGATTGGTTGGTAATTTGTGAGGATATTTTTTAGTAGAAGTGTTTGGGTAACATTCACTTTTTATATCATTAATTATGGCAGATATTTTAGCTTGTAAAGCCCCTTTATTTGCTTTTCTGCTAGATGCTTTCATTTTAGCACCATAGTTGCTTATTAATGATATGTACAGATTTAGCAATTCCGCTTCACAAATGTATTGGTGTTGTTTTTTAGTAGGGATCCCAGAACCGTCATTGTAACGGTACGACTTAAAAAAGTCAATAGCATCTTGGTCTTGTTCTAATTGATTCGTGAAGGTTGCACGGTCATTTTCTAGGTAAGGATTCCCAAACTTTTTTATGATGAGTTGCTTTATTTCTTCTGGAATAGATGAGAATTCTATCAGTCCTGTACGACCACGCCCTTTTGTGCGAAGGCGGTTTAGTTTGCCTCGTTGTACCCATTTTTGAAAATTATCATAACTTAACATAGCGAGTTCTTGATAAAAAATCGTTTGGTTTACGCCAAGTATGTTATTGTAGTTTTCGTACATTTGGTTATGTTTCAATTAAAATATGCAGTTACTTTAAGTTGCGGGGTTGTTTCTTAATAACATAATTATTGATTTAAAACAGTTTCTACTTCTTTTGCGAGCTTCTTGTATTCTTTTCTAATGGTTTCTGAGGTTAAACTATTACGGTCCCCTCTTAGGCATTGCCGGATGTACTGGGTGGTAAATCCGTGCTTTTCGGAAAGTTTATTTACAACCTGACTATTAAACTTGTTGTTTTTCTTTGTAGATTTGTTCATTGTCTATATTGTTTCGTTTGTTGAAGCAAATATACACATAATATTCTATTAAATTACATAATACTGGAAATTAATGTCGACATCAAAAGAAAATATACTACAATTCATTAGCTTTAAAGGAGTTACTAAATCAGGTTTTTGCAAGAAAACCAACCTGTCAAATGGCTTTTTTACAAACTCAGGTGCTGTAGGAAGTGATAAAATACATAATATTCTAAATGTTTATCCTGAAATTTCGGCGGAATGGTTAATTACAGGCGAAGGCGAGATGCTAAAAGCAGATAATTCAAAACCTTCAGAAGAAAAAAACTTGATACCGTACTACGAAGATGTCAGCACTATAGGCGGTAATAATGTGGTAGCAGAGACAGAAGCTGTCTATAACACTGCTATACAAATAGATGCAGGAGACTGGTTCAAAGGAGCAACCGCAGCTATCCGCCACTATGAAAATAGTATGGCGGAATACCCTAGTGGTTGTATTTTAGCGATAAAAGAACTAAACAATAAAAGTGAAATTATTTGGGGTAGAAATTACGTAGTAGAAACAATAGAAATGCGCATCACTAAAAAAATAGCTGAATTAGACAATGATTACATAAACTGTTATAGTACGAATTTAGAAACCCATCCAGACGGGGCCTTAATTCATCAACCTATAAGAGTAAAAAAAACAGATATACGTTATTTAGCTCGTGTTCTTGGCTCCGTTAATAAAGAAGAAAGCACAGGAAAAGTACAACTATTATAG